AGATTTAGTGTACTTGGGCGTGTAACCACCTTCGGCTATGTCTTTGTCTTGCTGCGCTACAGCACCAGTGCCGTACTCTTTGACTTGTTGATCTGCTCCAAGTTCACCTACAACCTCTACGCTTTTAGCGCCTAAACGCTGCGCTTGGTCTACAGAATACTCAAGAGCGTTGTCTGTTTTCTTCGGAGTGGCAAACTGTTCTATATCTCTTGGACTTTGGGATTTCTGCGCTGCTCTGTAAGCAGCCGCAAGTTTTCTAGCGTCTTCCGTGTTGCCTGCTTTATCTGCGGCTTGTAATGCCATTCCAATGCGCTGTAAATCTTGAGACATCTTTGGACTCCGCGTTTTATTCGTATTTACTAAGAACACCCTCTAAATCAGAACTTTCACTGGGACTACGCCCTGCGTTTTGCTCTTTGTAAGGGGCATATCCGGTTCTTAAATTATGCTCTAGGTTTCGTGTAGCACGTTCATAGGCTTCTAACCAATCAAGCCATACAGATTCATCAGCGGTAAACTGAGGAATGTCAGAACGGAATAAAGCCATTTCCCTATCAGAAATTGCGCCTTTGGTAAACGCAGTATTAGATAGAGTTTTATCGACTACTAGCTCTTGTAAACGCAGTCGTATGGATGCCTCATCAGTACCAAAAGAAGAGCCGATAGCATTGAAAATAGGGTTTTTAGAAGCGCCCACTGCATTGTTATTACCATCAGATAACGCTGCTCTAAGATCTCTAATTTTTCCAGATAGCTCTTGGGCAGCATAGATGTCAGCAGGAGAACCAAAGCGGTCTGCATCATTTTTTGACTGCGCTGCACGTAACTTTGAATCAGCAGCATATTTCTCCGCTGCGTTAGCATCATCTCGTTTTCTGTTGTAGTCTTTTAAAGCGCCATACTCTTGACCGCCTGCTTGCATAGCCGCTAGACCACCTCTCTGTGCGCCCCCTGCAATCGCTCCACCAACTCTTATAAGCATTTCATTACGTCTTTCTTTGGCTTCACGTTTGGCTTTGAGTTCTTCTGCCGTTTCCGTTTCGTCGCGCCTATTATTCGTACCTGTGCCTCTAGGATCATTTTTTTCTAAAGACTGTCCAATGTTAGATAGAACTCCATTTCTAACAGTGTCGGCTATGCCTTTGCCTTTGTTAATGACGAGATCATCTTGAGATTCCAAAACAGGATTAGCAGGCGCACTGTTAGATTGTAAATAATCTTCATGTGTCGCACCTTCCATGACAGTACCATCAGGCATTTCGTGAGTATTGGGTTGGACAGGCTGCTGTGCGGCAGCATTAGGCTGTCCATTAACACCGCTTCCACCAGACAGATAAGCAGGCATTCCTGTAAGGTTTCCCATGTTGTTTAACACACCTTGGGTAGATTGCATTGCCCCATCCAATACACCTTGAGGTCGCTCACCTGTCTCACGCAGAGTTCCATCTGGATTGTATCTTCTTCTGTAGTCTTCTTCGTTCATGTAGCCTGACTCGCTGAACGGATTAAGCCTATCTAGCTTTTCTGCATTAGATAGCTCTCTACCGTTTAGTTTTGCCTGATCTGCGTACTGTGTACCAGTGGTGTAACCATCGTGTATCTGTAAAGCAGGCAAGTACCCGTAATTATTATTCATTAAAATGACCCTCTTCCAGCAGTGCCACCAACTTTCGCAGCAGGCTTATTAAACATGGACATTAAGTTCCCACCTATCCCTGCACCCTGCATAGCGCCACCTATCATTCCTGCGTTTGCGTTAGCAGTGACACCAGTGGGGTTTTGAGAAGAGTCATAAACTGCATTGTTTAAGATACCGCCTTGGTACTTTATGTTCTGGTTTAGCGCAAAGTCTCTATCATTTTGAAACCTATTGCGCTGATCATTCAAGTAACCTTGCTGATAGTTCATAAAGTTACTGCCTGCGCCTGTCATCATGTTGCCAAAGGAGTTCATGGCGTTGATACCTTGTCCATAGCCTTGCTGTAGACCTTGGTTAGCCATCATCTGGTCATTGAACTGTTGGTTCTGCTGACCCAAAGACTGACTCATTAAGTTCTGGTTGATGCCTGCGGTGACATCGGCTTGGCGGTCATTAAACCCACGGTTTGCGACTGCTTCTGCTACGCCTGCGCGACTTGAATTCATGTTCCCAGAGCCACTTGCTCCCTGGTTAATACCTGTCATAGTATTTTCTTCAAGGTTACGTCGATCATCTCGCATCGCAGCATTCACAAGGCCACCGCTGTTGTTCGTCGCGTAATCCTGAGCTTTTTGCATACGGTCTTCACCGCCTGCTTTGTAAAGATCGGCATAGTTCTGTGCGAAACCTTGGCCTGTGTTCATTACATCAGAAGCGCCTTGACCGCCCTGCATACCCATGTTGCCCATGTAGTTGTTACCAGAGGTAAAATATGGGTTTTGGTCTGCGTATGTTTGCCCTTGATATGTCCCTTGTTCTAAAGAATCATTCAAAGCCCCTTCGGCTCTGTCATAGCTACGCTCAATGTAGGGCTTAGAGAAATTGTAGCCTTCCATCTGCGCGTCTAGCTGTGCTTGCTGTGCTTTTCTGGCATCTTTAGCCGCAGAACGGCCTGCAATAGCGCCCAAAGCGCCACCAATAATTTGACCCCACATAGGGATACCTCATATTTTCTATTAAAGTTAGGGTTTAATTAGGCGCAGTAGGCCAAGTTGTATTCTCTAAAGATGTTGCAGAGTTAGTACTAGGTAAATTCCTTAAAGCCTGTCGGTAAGTTAGCCACTCAGCTTTTTTAGCATCTGTGAGAGGACTGTCTGCTACTTGAGTCCAATCGCAAGCCGTCAGAAGAGAATCCCGAATTTCACGTATAAGGGCATTAGTGTCCTCTTCTGTATCAGGGACTGCTAAGTGACCTAATACGAAGGATTCACCTTCAGAACAATTATTCTCAGCATCGCCTTCAAGACAAGTCAAATAACGTAATACAGCATTTGTACTGGAATTAATGATAGTAAACTGTTTTGTCATTTCTTTAACTCCAATACTCGTAGGTACGCCCCAGTAATGATGGCGTTGCCTGAACTGTTTGAGGACTTACGACCTCTAGCAATCAAAGTGTTTGAGCCAACCGCTGTGGTTGTCTGGAACGCTTCAAGTCCACTAGCGGAGTACTTCCTAACCCTGACTAGAGAATTGTTTAAATAGTAATAAATTTGTAATAAATTCTTACCTGAACCATCCGCACCAAAGTTACCTAATACCTCTGCTGTAGCCCCAGTACCTGTGAAAGTTAGAGTCAAGAGGTCAACTAACGTGGTACTGGTAACAACCTCGTTGGCAAGTCCTATCAGATTTACAGAGGCAGAGGCGGTCACAGCGTTATCAGTGATTTTACCAGTACCAATCGTCAAGTTACCGATATGGGCAGTTCCCATTGTCACTACACCGTTGATGACAGAGAACACTTGAGTCCCTGCCTCGCCTGAAGTATCACTTGGGTCAATAATGCGGAAATCATCAGCTATTATTTTAAAACTACCAGTAGTTCCATCATTGTTCTGAGAGAATCCGGTAATGTAGCCGTTAGAGTTCAAAGTCACACCGAACTTTGACTCAAGAACACCATCGGCAGCGACTCTTGCTGCTGTCTCAGTGACCACGGCTGCTGTGGTTGTACCTACGGACGTAGACAATGTAGTAATACTTTCTGCTAGTGATGCATCTGCTGTAGCTCTTGCGGTCACTTCTGAGCTAATAGCCGCAGTGTTTGTTCCTACAGTAGCAGTCAAAGTAGTAATGTCACTTGCTAAAGATGAATCTGCTGTAGTTCTAGCAGAAGACTCAGTGGCTATAGCCGAAGTGTTTGTTCCTACAGTAGAAGTTAATGCAGTAACACTGTCAGCAATACTTGTATCTGCCGTAGTTCTTGCAGAAGACTCGGATACGATGGCCGCAGCATTATTACCTACGCTTGTCGTTAATAAATTAACACTTGCAGCAATACTTGAATCTGCTGTAGTTCTAGCAGAAGACTCAGAGACTATTGCCGCAGCATTATTACCAACCACAGTCGCTAATGAGGTTATGTCACTTGCCAAAGAAGCGTCCGATGTCGTTCTGGTAGTCGCTTCGGAAACTATAGCCGCAGCGTTATTTCCTACCGTGGTGAGCAGTGCAGTGACATCACTTGCTATTGAAGTATCTGCATCAGCCCTTGCGTTTCTTTCTGTGACAATAGCCGCATTACTTGTAGCCACTGTAGCTACTAAAGCCGTTAAATCAGTAGCAATAGAGCTATCTGCTGTAGTTCTAGCCGAACTTTCGGTCAATATAGCCGCAGAGTTAGTGCCGACAACGGTTGTTAGAGCTGTAATGTCTGAGGCAATAGATGTATCTGCTGTAGTTCTAGCAGTAGTCTCTTGGATAATAGCAGCCGCGTTCTGTCCTACAACCGTAGTCAAAGCAGTAATGTCTGAAGCCGTTGAAGTGTCGGCAGTAGCTCTAGTACTTGCCTCAGTAACAATCGCTGCTGCATTCGTACCTACTGTTGCCGTAAGTGCCGTGATATCGGAAGCAAGAGAGGTGTCTGCTGTGGTTCTGGCTGTAGATTCTGTAGAAATAGCTGCTGTGTTATTATCTATGACAGTTGCAAGGCCAGTTATCGTAGAAGCTGTTGCAATATCCTGTGTAGACCTCGCTGAAGCCTCAGAAACTATGGCAGCAGTGTTGCCACTAACCGTAGATGTAAGTGCTGTGACAGTTGATGCAATAGCCGTATCTTGGGTAGCTCTGACTGAAGATTCTGTAGCAATAGCTGCCGCATTGACTTGGGTAGCGTTGTTTCCTGCCGCATTATTCACTGTGGCAATCATGTTAGTAACTTGAGTACTCAAAGCTGCAATATCTGAAGCGCGAGTAGTAGTTTCTGTACTTATTGAAGCACTGTTAGTACCCACAGTAGCTGTTAGAGCCGTCAATGACCCAGAAAAAGCACTGTCAGCCGTAGTACGTGCAGTAGTCTCTGATAAGATAGCCGCAGTGTTAGTATCGAAGTTAGTTTGAATGGCTGTAAGACGAGTAGCCATTGATTCTGTAGCACTTACCAATGCTGTAGAAGTATCGAGTACGAATGCGCTCGCGTCACCGTTGGTAGCGCCTAACAAAGACAGTGTATTGACTAAGGCTGTGTCTGCTGTAGTTCTTTGACTAGATTCATTGGTAAAAAGAGTCTGTAGGCCAGTACCGCTAAATGACCCTGCTAAAATATTATTAACATTTGCCTGTAAAGCAGCAACATTTGTATTTGCGGCTGTTAAGCCAAAAGCCTGTGACGTAATGCTTGCGGCTAAACCATCAGTAACAGACGTAATAGAGTTAGCATTGCTCAAAATAGTAGCTGATAGACCATTAGTGACGGAGGTTATATCGGCTGCACTAGCAATGATAGCAGACGCAATAGCTGCTGCCGAAGTTGCTTCGCTTGCTGCAATGGCATCTGTGGTATTAGAATTTACATCAGTACCACCACTCTCTGCCAATACATTAGTAACGTCAGCCGCTTCTTTCTGTGTAACCAGTGAATTTTCTATCCTCTGAAATTCATTATCAAGATACTTCTCTTGTGAGTTAGCTAGGCCAAATCTTTCAGGTACATTTAACTTTGTATTTTTCCTTTTTAGGTTTGGTTTTGTGTGCCTTTTGTAACCAAGGATAGGAAGGTCTGCCATTGCTTACCTCCGGCCAGTGGTTAGTACATCTACATCAAATCCTAAGAAACTAAAGTCTTTGTTATCAGGTACAGTCATCGTGTACGACAAGTATCTTCCTGCTGCTCTAGTGTCTATTTTGTAATCGGTAGAGCCATCAAAAGTACTGCTATTTTGGTATGTAGGAGTGTCACCTAAAAGATCGGATGAACCAAACGTGAAGGTAAACTCTTTGTTAGGATTCTGTGTGTCTACCTGTGGCACGATCTTGCTGATTACTTTATACCCAGTTAATGGAGACATCTCATCAAGGTCGATACCTACTCTTTCTAGGTAAGGACTTTTGTTGGCCTCAGTATCCAAAGGAAAAGAGAGACTACCTGAGTCGCTTAAATCTAAGCCGTACAGCTTGTCTGAGCTTATACCGTTGGTAGTCACTGAGTCGCCCACAAATAGACTATGGGTGTTGAAGCCTGCTTCCTGAGTGTAGTAGCTACCGCCAATAGCAAGGTAGCTTGTTGTACTAGTAGCGTATGTAGTGGAAGAACTTATAGTCCCTTCTGTGGAACTAGAGACATTTGGTAAATCCATGAATGACCAAGTTTGACTCTTATAGTTAAATACAGCAGCCCGATTACACCTGTCTCCGCTAGTGTATTCCGACATATCATCACCAGACACATAGCAAAACATAACCTCATCTAGCTCTGCATTGTGGTGTACAAAGCACCTATCAGTTTTCGCAGTATTCAGGCCACCAAAGATATAGGAAGCTACCCTCTCGTCACATATTGACTGCCTAGTGTGGGAGTCATGCACATAAATATCGTTGTGGTCAAAGACGTAATGAGTACCTTCTACTTCAGCAATACAATTCTGGTTAATAACACCACAGTCACTAAAGAGCTTTCTAAAGTTGTGGATGAACGTGCCGCCCACAAACTCCATAAGCCACACTTGGTCTTTGGAGTAGATAATGAAGTTTGTACCAAGAGTCAGACCGTCTACTATTCCGGTTTTCATCTGTACTAGATCATTAAATCCTGCTGACTTAGTTGTATCTGTAGCATCCCAAGAATCGGGTACTGAGTTAGCTAGAGTTAAGTTAGAAAATCTAACTCTGGAAGGAAAGTTAGTTCCGTTTTCAACGGTATTAAGAGCAATGAGAAAATCACCATAAGCTCTAAGGGATTCTGTGCGGTGCGTAGAAGGCCAGTTAGGTAGGGCAGCAAAGCTACTACCACCATTTGCCATATAGACAGGTACTTGGTCTACTCTGTTTAAATATGCTATGTCAGCAAGGTTAGTACCAACCACAGAACTAGGAATAGACGAAGTTACAGAGATACTACCTTGTAGGGACGTTACAGCGCCATTGGCATACTGCTTTATCAAGAAAGTGTCTGACACAAGCACGATTACAGCAAAGCCACCGTTAGTAGCCGCAGGAATACCATAAGAAAATCTTGGCTTAAAACCAAGGCTATCTTTAATGGCTCTAAAAACTGGAGAGCGCCCTACTCTACCTTCGTCAAATCTTACATTCTTGGCTCTGGTGAAAGCGTGGATAGGGAGCGACGCAGGACGTATATCAGTAACTACGCCAATAGTACCCACATCTCTTACAGGCAATAACTGTCCCATAAACTACACCCTTATATTATTTTTTTACAGTTTTAGCTGCATTCTTAAAGTTTTTCTTAGTCGGTGCGCCTGCACTACCAACCTTACGCATCTTCTCGTTACTACCTGACGCTATTCTTTTCTTCTTAGCGTGTATGTTGGCGTACAGACCTTTACCGGCCATAGCTATTACTCCAGTGATCAATGTATTATCCGTGTCTGTAGGGTTTCGTTATAAGAATCTTTTGGTACATAGAATTCTACATGGGCATTACAAGATGGACAGCTAAAGGTAGATACCATACAAAAAGGACAATCCTCTTCACTGCTTATGTCTTGATCATCAGCCCAAATCAACTCTGTCTTACACTGCCAACAATTCATACTGTTCTCAGCCACATATACACGACTAGGAATGGCTGCAAAATATTGTGAGCCTGTCCACCCCCAGTAGCCGCTGTAGTACCAGTTTGACTTGCAGTTAGAACTCCTGCTCCACCACGGTCATTATCACCGGAAGTTGTTAAGTGAGCAGTGAAACCGTGTGTGTGGCTAGGTATTTCATCGATAGTGAGCGTATGTGTCTTAGCACCGCCTACCTTATAGGTACTACCATCCGCAGAAGACGCTGTGAAATCACTATCAGGACTTTCTGTATCATCGTTACCAATCAATACTCGGCCTTGTCCAAAGGACTGCCAAGTACCACCAAAAAGGGTACTAGGGTTAGCCGCCAATACTGAGGTATAGACACTACCTACTGGATAGCAGCCTAATAAAGTAGCCGTAGTGGCAGCCTCTGCTGCCCCTATCAGCAACCTAACTTCTGTAGCTGTAATCCCTGATAATAACGTAGGGGCTACCTCGCCATCTGCTGCTGTAGCAGCGGAGATAGCTGACGGAAGAACACCTAGTAGTGTCTTTACTTCATCAGCCGATATTCCACTGGCTAACGTAGGAGTAGAGCCGTCTGAAACGATGGCTGCATTACCACTATTGATGTCACTCTGGGTAGCCGTAACCGCCCCAGTTAAATTAGGGAAGGTAGCTTTAATTGTACTTTTGATTAACCGTAGATGTTCATCGGCCTGTGAGAGTGCATCGGTGGCGGCAGGATTAGCTGTAACCAGACTGTTAATGTAAGTACCAGTTTCAAGTGCCATCTATGGACGCTCCTATAGTCTATTGGGGTGTAAATCTATGTAAAGCTCATGGGTAAATAAAGCTATGCGAATGTATCTAAAGGGTTCGCCTACAGCCCCCATGGACACCTCTAACTCAGGTAAGACATGAAAGTAGCCGAATGACTTATAGTCGTTTTTAATTGTGATTCTCAAGGTGGGGACTCCTCTCAAAAAGGTCTAACAATAACAATAACAACAAAGGGTTTAACGGTAATTTTGAAACCATTGTCAGCCAAAACCCATGGGGGTCGCTTTTTGACCCTGTGAACCTAGTTAAACCATTAACATTGAGCTAACCTATTGATATACATACAGTTATTGTGCAACGGATATCACATCCGAATGTATATCAATAGATAACCTATGGTTAAGCCTAAGACATTGTATTAATTATTGTGATAAGGCCATATATGTTCTAAACAAATGGGGACTTATAGCCACCACAGTTCACCACAGTCTCTCTAAGCTCTCCTCTCTGTTCTGTGTATGCCTTTGCTCAAGTACAGCCCAAGGACACCAGAGAGCCGCCTAGGCTTTACCAAGTGGCCTTGTATCAGAGGGGAGCTGATAGTAGTGGCCAAGTGCCTGACGTGTCTTACTCTGGTGTCCTTGAGTTGTCTCATTGTCTTGCTGATCAATTAGTGATCAACATTGTCTGTATCGTTGATTATTACTGATAGCAGCAGAACTACCCTGGTGTTGATAACTCTGTGGATAACTTGGTGTGTGTTGTGTGGCGTCATACACACAGTGTTACTCTAATAGGTCACCATAATTCCGTGTATAGCTGTTAGTTCTCCCTCATTACTCGGAACAGGTTCGGTTATCTTTGCTATTTGCTTACTATTAGTAACTAATATACTTGCTTTACTATCATATAGTGAGTATTGTGGTAGCTCATTCAATTATTAGGTAAGTAGACATGAAGACTAGAGAGCAATGGCAGGCAGAGACCAAGGTTATCAGAGACATGGCCGAAACTATTTGGAAAGCGAGTATCCCGTTCGAGGAGGAGTATTTAGCAAGTGGAGTTGGTGGTAGTGGTCATTTCTGGGCAGTTAAGGACGCGCACAGCAACCAGTTCGGCTTATGGGAGTGTCAGTTAATGCGTACTTGGGGCGAAATGAATGACATGGCGAATGATCGTGATCTTGAGGACGAGGATTACCCAACAGCTAAGGAGACGAACCAATGAGAATACCAACAGCAACAGATATAAAAGACAGCGGTGTTTTAGGCCAGTATTTTTTTAGCCGCGACACTATGTACTTTTTTAGGCAGACCATGCGGAGCTTTAAAACCGAATGGTA